GCCATTGGGAGGAGGAACTGAATGAGGATATCTACATCGGCAAGATACCGGGTGTGTATGCCTACCGTCCCGAGCCGATTTGGGAGGATGAGAGCAAGAACGTGTTCGAGGCGGAATGGTCGCTGAGCCGTAACGGCAACTACCTGCGCAAGAACAGCCGTCCCAACTGGGTGGTGTTCTGCGATGAGGATGTGACCTTCGGTGAGGAAGACCAGAAGGACAGCGCCGCCCGCAACGTGCTGAAGTATCCGGCCAGTGCCAAGGCGGGGTACCAGACATGGGAGCAGGCTATCGACAGCCTGAAGTTCCATATCGAGACCATCCGTCAGAACTTCTTCGTACAGCTCCAACTCCCGGATATGTCGTTCGACACCATGAAGACCACGCCCATGAGCGGCGAGGCACGCAAGATGATGTTCGTGGACGGACAACTGAAGGTGACAGACGAGAGCGGTGACTGGCTCGACGTGTTCTACCGCGAGATCAATGTGGTGAAGGCCTTCATGAAGAAGATGTATCCCTCTTTGGAGGCTGCCATCGAATCGCTGGATGTGGACGTGGTGATTACCCCTTACAACATCAAGGACGACAGCGAGCAAATCAAGAACCTGACCGACGCCACCGGCGGACGGGCCATCATGGCACGCCGAACGGCCGTCAGAAACTTCGGAATGGTGGATGATGTGGATGAGGAACTGAAACTGATTGAGGAGGACGAGAGCCGTGATTCCATGAGCGGATTCGGCGAACCCACTATGTAAAACGATAACCGAACGATACCATGCCCAAAGCAAACGAATTCGACAAACAGCACCTCACGAACCTTGCCAAGGCGACAAGGAGGGTGGACTTGCTCTACAAGCAGGCGGCCGACAAGCTGTCCCGCATCGCCCAGCGTACCGGACACAACGAGGAAGAGTCCTTCTCGTTCGACGACTATCCTGCCGCCAAGAAGCAGGCGGAGAAGGTGTACCGCGAACTGTACAGCGGCCTTTGTGACCTTATCACCACCGGCGAGGAGGAAGCCTGGAGCCTGAGTTACAACAAGAACTCCTCGTGGGTGGACAAACTCACTCGGAACAGCGGCCTCACGTCGGAGCAGATTGATTCCTTCAAACCAAGGAACATGGAGGCGCTGGTCGCCTTCCAGGACCGCAAGGTGAATGGGATGAAACTCTCGGAATATGTGTGGAACATCGTGGACAACGGCAAGCCCGAATTCGAACTTGCTTTGGACGTGGCGTTGGGTGACGGGCGCAGCGCGGCCCAACTGAGCCGCGACATCCGCAAGTTCCTCAAGGAGCCGGACAAGCTCTTCCGCCGTGTAAAGGACAAGGAGGGCAACCTGCGTCTCTCGGACCGTGCCAAGAACTACCACCCCGGGCAGGGTGTTTACCGCTCGTCCTACAAGAACGCCATGCGCCTGAGCCGCACCGAAATCAACATGGCCTACCATACCGCCGATTACGAGGCTTGGAAGGACAACAAACTGGTGCTGGGCTACGAGATCATCCTTTCGAACAACCATCTCTCCGACGTCTGCGACATGCTGGCTGGCAAGTATCCCTCTGATTTCAAGTTCGTGGGGTGGCATCCGCAGTGCCGGTGCGTGGCGGTGCCTATCACGCCCTCGCAGGAGGAGTTTCTGGACTATGCGCAGAAGATGATCGACGGAGAGGACGTGTCGGACTACGAGTTCGAGAAGGTGGACTTTGACGGCCCTGACAAGTTGGCCGACTGGGCGGAGGAGAACCGAGAGCGGGCCAAGAACTGGGCCAATATGCCGTACTTCGTCACCGATAACCCGAAGTATGTGCCGCTGATAGAGGATGCCACTGACCTGAAGAACTACTCGCAGGCCATGCAGGATAACTTCCGTGTGCTGGAAACGGCACTCGGCGTGAATCGCGGCTCGTCCATGACCTTCGAGGAGGCCAACGAGATGAGGGGCAATCCGCACTACGGTGAGAGCGAGGCATACCGCATCAACTGCCAAACGTGCGTGGTGGCCAACGAGCTCAGAAGGCGCGGTTTCCCCGTGGAGGCTTTACCTAATCTCAAAGGCAGCGTGCAGTCCATGCTGGCCCGTAAGACAGAAAGCGCTTGGCTGGACGAAAAGGGCAATATCCCAAGCAAATTCTATATTGGCGGGCAAGCGAAATGGAAAGGGATTAATGTGATATATCCCAAAATTAGTTGGAAAGAATTCAGGGAAGCAACAGCGGAACCTGGTCGTTATCATGTAGACTGGCTTTGGAAGAGGTCACGTTCTGGCCATATCGTCACCTTCGAACGCTTTGCCGATGGAACTTGCCGCTGGTATGACCCGCAGACTGGAGCCATCAACTTTATGACCCGGGATTATGCTTCGCGTATCAAGGGCATGAGCGTGTTGCGAGTGGATAATCTGACCGCCAATCCGGAAGTCTGCGGCAAGGTGCTCACCAAGGCTTCGAGCAAGGTGGTGAGCGGGGTAGCAAGCAAGTCTGAAGGAATAGGGGGGTTGAGCGTAAAAACAGATAAAGAGGGTTATAGAGCATTGGCAAAAAGAGTCAAGGCCTCAACAACTGGATATGATGCCCAAGAAATATTCAGTAAAGGATTCTACACTCACAGAATGTCTTTAACAAAAGATGATATGAGGATGCTCTTTGGACATTGTTTTGAGGAAGATGAATTATATGCTGTTCAGAGATTGCCGTCAATTCTAAGCGGATTGAAAAACCCTAAATATAGGATGCTGAATTTGAGTAGACCTAATATTAAAAATAAAATAGCAAAAGGAGTAATCCATTTTGTGGAATATGAATTTGAGTTTGAAGGTAAGACGTACTGTCTCAAGACAGAAGCTATAAAAAATAGCCATGGTAAGAACTTAGTCGAGCACCCATACTGGCTGAGAATAAAGGCATAAAATAAAAATAGCCCGACCTGCCACTTACAAGGATAGCCTCCAATAGGACAGACGCCGAACTATTTTCACTGCAAATATACGACTAATATTTTAAAAACCAATCATTATGAACGAAAAAATAACGAAAATAGCAAAAAAGATGGCTCAGAAGAGCATCTATGACGATGTGAAGTACCTCGGCAAGTGGAACGGCTATGACGTCTACGAGCCGACTTTTAACGACGATGAGGGGCACTGCATCGGCATCCCTCAGTTCATCCTCGCCAAGGGCAAGATACTCCGATGGACGAAGAATCAGGATGAAAGTTTTGCTGTCATGGACAAACTCGTTATTAATTAAGAGTTTAATTAACTAAATTGTATTAATATTTTGGCAAATGTGATGGATTTTCCATCAATAATATATAGCTTTGTATGAACCAAAAATTTGTATACAGATGAGTTTAAAACGCACTATCTTAGATTCGTTGAAGACCAAGTTCGCAGAGAGTGGGATAGACGAAAAGGTGTTGGACAGGATAGCCACGAAGGGGGCGAAGACTGTCAAGTCGGAAGAGGAGGCCAAGACATTCGTCGAGGATACTACTCTGCAGCAGATAATCGATAGCTACACGGACAGCCGGGTGACTGAAGCTCAGGAATCGGCCATCAAGGGCTATGAAAAGAAGTACGGCCTTTCGGAAGGCAAACCCGTAGAGGATCCCAACAAGAAGGACCCCGACAAAAAGGATCCTGACACGCCGGATAATCCAGACGGTAAAAAGAAGACAGACGAACCGCAAGTGCCTTCGTATGTGAAGACCATCCTGGACCGTCTGGATTCAATGGGCACCCGATTGGATGACTTCGAAAAAGGCCGCACGGCGAACTCGCGCAACGCACAGTTCGACAAATTGTTTGAGGGTGCCTCCGACAAACTGAAGGAACAGTACAAGCGGCAGTATGCCCGCATGTCCTTTAAGGACGATGAGGACTTTGCCGCGTACATGGAGGAAATCTCCGATGATGTGAAGACTGCCATCTCCGCCGAAAAAGGTGCGGTAGGCGCTCCCAAGAGCGGCGCCAAGATAGGCAGCGAGCAGATGAACAAGTACGTTCTGGAACGTGCGGAGGCAAGAAAGGCCGAACAGGCAGCCCCGGCCATCAGTGGACTGCCAACTAAATGACAATCGACATGAAAAGATTTCACTACGATTCGGAAGACGAGGCGGTTCCTGTTCGCATCGAACAGGTGTTTGCCGAGAAACCCGGTGGCGGCCTTGTAGCCGACCCTGGCTTTGACGCCCCCGAGACTACGGCAGTGGGCAAGAACAGTGACGGCAAGTACGCTGTCATCAAGTCTTTCCTGCTGGTATCCGATGTGTCTGCCGAGGACACTACCGTCAATATCGCCAAGGGCAGCGGTATCGCTGTGGGCGACGTGCTTGCCTATGGCAAGAAGGCGGTGGCTTGTACCGCAGTGGACAGTTCCGACAGCGAGAAGGATGTGGTGACCGTCACCATGGGCGTGGCCGTCAAGGCTGGCGAATCGCTGTATCAGGCCGCCAAGGCATCCGCATCGGCGGCAGCGCCCATCTATACTCCCGAGTATATCCTGGGCAATACCGTGTTCGGCGGTATGGGCGACCAGCCCGTCCGTCTGATCAACGGTGCGAACGTGAGAAAGGAAACGGCTTGTATCGGCAGCGATATCGAAGCCCTGTTAGTAACCATTAAACGTGTATAATTATGGGAGAGATGAATAAACCCTTATTCGACATTGACCGTGCCGGTCTTCAGGTCGAGGTCAATTCCTATACTCCTGGAAAGGGCCTGGCATGGCCGGTCCTCTTCCCGCTGAAGTATACCCGCAAGTTTGATATCAAGGGTCTCGAAGGCGATGAGGGCATCCCCGTGTCGGCTGACCGCGTGGCCTTCAACACGAAGGCGCCCCTCAAGACCCGCAAGATGGTGGGTGCTTGGTACGGCGTGTTGGCGA